GCCGCGGCATAGACGGCGATCGCGTCCTCCATCGCTTTCGCGATCAGGAGTTGCGCGTCTTTCGTCAGTCGCTGAATCGGCGGGAGTTTCGCGAGCACCTCGCGATAGTCGCCCGCGGCCTTGATCGCGCCGGCGCCGCTCAGCCGCTCTGTGAGGTTCTCGATTTCCTTCGCGTGCGCCTTCGCTTCCTTCGACGCCTCCGCGTGAATCGGCGGGAGCGCGGCGACGGCCGGCGCGTTTTTCTTCGCCGCTGTCGTATTCGCGTCCATCGCGATCGACGCGTTCATGAACCACACGGCATCTTCCTTGAGGGATTTGGCGAGCGCCGGCGTGATGCCGATCTTCGACGCGCCCGGCAGTTTCGCGGCGAGATCGACGAGCTTCGCCACTTGCTGATAGGCCGACGAGATCCAGCGGTACGTGAGCGCGATCAGATCATCGAACAGCCGGCGCGCGTAGTTGTAGGACTCCGCGGCCCACACCTTGATCGTCGATCCGAATTTGCTGATCGCGTCGCCGGCGTCGTCGAGGGCCTTGATCGTGCTCTCGCTCGCGACGGGCGCCGCGTCGCCGAGCTCTTTGAAATTCGCGACGAGCGTCGGCAGCACTTCCGCGCCGGCTTTCCCGAACACCTCGACGGCAAGTTGCGCGCGCCGCGTCGGGTTCTCGATCTTCGCCATCGCGTCGGCGACGTTGGAGATCTGCTCGTACGGCGATTGATTGCGAATCTTTTCGAAGTTCAGCCCGAGCGCCTCGATCCCTTTTTTCGCGGAGCCGTCGGCGAGCCGGATCTGTAGTTTGCTGACGGCGCCGGTGAGATCGTCGAGGGAATTGCCGGATTGTTCGGCGATGAATTGGAGCCGTTGTACATCGTCGGTCGCGAGCCCGGTTCGGTCGTGTACCTTCATGACCGCATCGCCCATGTCGAGGAGCGATTTCCCGAATGCGACGACGGCCCCAACCGACAGGCCGACGCCGAATGTCTCGAGGAGGCCGTTAACCTGCGTCAGCGGGCCCGCGATCCCTTTGACCGCCTCGCCGGTTTTCTGGACCTTTCCCGGGACGGCCGCGAGGCCGGCGTCGAGTTTTTTATCGTCGGTCCCGAGCTCGAGGACCGCGCGACCGATTGATCCGTCCGACATCGTTTACCCCTTCCGCGCCACACGTACGATCGGGAGCCGCCCGAGCACCTCGTCAGAAAACATCGCCGGCGGTTTTCGCCTGGCGGCCGGTGCGTCCTCCTCGACGCGTGCCAGCCGTTCCCAATGGTCGGACACGGCCCGCGGGTTGCGGAGTGATCCGGTCCCGACCGCGATTTCCTTCGATCGCCGGATCGATTCCTCCGCCTCGAGCCGCGGGATCTGCCTCAAGAGCGCGCGGCACGTCCCGAGCGGCGTCCGGGCGACCCAGGCGTCGACATCGCCGCCGTAGAACCGGAGGAGCCGCGCGAGGGCCTCGTCCCACGGGACGGCGCCCCCGTCGCCGTCGTGATCGCTCTTGTCGCCATGACGAGGCCCGGCGTCAAGAGCTCCGTAAAAACCTTGAATACGAGCACGCGTTGAATATCGGTCAGCCGCGCGAGCACGGCCGCCGGCGCGTCGAGCGCGACCGTCGCGAGTTCGCGCAGTCGGCCCGCCAATTCCTTCGCCTCGCTTTTCGTGAGCGTTGCCCGCTGCAAGAGCGCGCCGACGCGCGGACAGACGCGCTCGAGATACTTGAAATCGTGCAGGGTGAGATCGCCGGCGCCGCGGAGCGGATAGCCGATGTCGTCGATCCGGACGACGGGGCGATCGTCAGATTCGGAGGTGAGATCGAGCACGGAACGATCGGCCATGAGTTAACCTCTGCGCCTTTCGGGTTGCGGTGTGGACGATGCCTCAACGATCGCGACGCCGCGCCGGCGACAGTCGGCCTCGAGGGCCTCGAGCGCGGCGGCCGCGGCGGCGAGTGCGATCCGGGTTTGCCGGATCGTGAGTTTCAGGGCGGCGACGTCGGCGCGCCTGGCGCGGATCTCCGCGAGGAGGCTCGCGACCGACGTCGACGGCGCCGTCATGAGGGTGCCGGGTTCTAGCTTTCGGCTTCCGCCGTCTGCACGACGATCCGCCCGAAGTACTCCGACGGATCGGCCGCGTCTGGATCGACCAGCGCGGTCCATTCGATCGCGAGCATGGCCGGCTTGTCTTTCGTGTAAACCGGCTTCGGTTCGCCGGTCTGCGCGGCGCGCGGACACTCGTACTGCATGACCCCGTCCTCCATCTCCGGCGACGGGCCACGGAGGAGAACGGCGCGCGTGTCGACGGTGAACCCGCGCGACAGGCCGATCTTCTTCGTGCCGGGAACGCCCGGCGCGGCCGGCGTCGTCGTGACGGTGTTCCCGTTGAGCGCGAAGGAATACTGCTCCGGCGTCACGTCGACGAGCATGAGGCCGATCTTGAGATCCTCGCTCGAGCGGAACACCTTCCGCGATCCGGCGTCGCCGAGCGACCGCCAGAAGGCCATGCTCTGAGCGTGCTCGACGTTGATCCCCGCCTCGTCGTAGTTGAGCGGCCCGGCGGCGCCCATCAGCGTCCAGTCCGTCGAATCGGGATCCTGATCGACGTCGGGGAACGCCGTTCCGACGGGCGCGACCCACATGGTGAACGGTGCGGCGATGACTTCGAGCGGTACGGCATTCCTCATGATGTGCTCCTATGCGGCCGCGTCACGAGCGGCCAGCGCAAACCGAAACTCCGATTGTAGGTTTTTGATCAATTGCTCCTCGCCGCGGGCGATGCCGACGTGTTGATATTTGAGGAACACCTTCCAGATCGACGGCCCGAACAGTTCGCGGATCGGCAGTTGCGACCGATGCGGGAGCGGCCCGTGTCGTCTGGCGGCGCCGGCGACGCGTTGAAAGACGCCGCGGTGTCCGCTCTGCATCGTCGCGATAAACGCGTTCGGGATCGTCCGGCGGCCGCTGCCGGTTTTCACGCTCACCCCGCGGCCGCGGCCGCGCGAGGGTTCCGGGCCCTTCGCGCCGAACGCGATCAACGGGATCCGCTTCGCGCTCGCGTACAGCCGGGCCCGGCGTCGATCTGGCGTCGCCTGTTGCGTGCGGATCTTCTCGCGGACGTCGCCGACTTTGACGCCCATGTCCTGAGCAATCACGCGCAGCATGGCCGTATTCGCGGAACCGATCGCGCGGTTGATCGCGCGGACTTGCGCCGGCACGGACCTGGCGCGGAGTCGCGCGATGGTCGCCGGCGTCGTCGACGTGAATCGGAACGTGAGCATCTACGTCGATTCCTCCGTCGGTACCCCGATCGCCGGATTGCCCCACGGCTCGACGTAGGGACAGCGGTACGTGACGCCCAGTCCGATCGTCGTCGAGCCGGGCGGCCGCTCGAGCGGGCGCGTCGAGCCGCGGGACATCCGCCCTTTCAGGAGTGAGCCGAGCGTCCGATCCTCGAGCTCGATCGCGAGCTTGATCGCGCCGAGGAGGGCCTCGACGGCGATCCACGGCTCCGTGATCGTGGCCTTCGCGATCGCCTGGATCTCGACGGGGAGATCGACGTTCTGATAGTTCGGCTCCGACGTGACGTCCTCGCGCGGGACGATCGCGATCGCTTCGTCGGGATCGTCGGGCCCGAGCTCCGGCGCCGCGCCGAGATAGACATGCAGGCCGGCATCCGACGCGAACCCGTTCGCGCGCGTCACGACGGCCGCCAGGGCGGCGAGCCGCTCGAGGATCAAGAGACGGCGCGTCACATCACCGCCTCGCCGGCGGCCGGCGGATCGAGCTCGAATAGGGGCCCGAGCGCGATCAGATCGGCCGCCGTGATGTCGGGATAGGGCGCGATCATCGCCTCCGTGATCGGGGACCAGGCGATCGTCGTCGGGACGTCGGCGATCGGTTTGAGCGCCTCGACAAACGCGGCCCAATTCGGCGAGGCCGGCGCGATCTTGCCGTTGTCGCCGTACCGCATCACGAGCGCGTCGCGCTCCTCGTAATAGTGCCGGGTTTCGGCGGCGACGAGCCGCGCGAGCTTCGCGACGTGGTACCGGAGTTTCGCGCCGCCGTCTTTGTCGAACTTGACGGCGAGGACGCGTCCGAGCGCCGTTTCCGCGGCCGCGAGATCGCCGAGCGTCGCGTCGATCGTGAGGTGTGCCACATGGGCCTCAGTCGAGGATCTTTGCGATCTGTGCCAGGGCCGCCGGCGTCGCCGCGGCGAGCTTGTCGCGGAGCCGGGCCGCGTGATCGTCGCGGTGTTTCGCGACGATCCCCTCGAGCGCCATCGTGCATGTCCTCGTGAGGATCGCGTCGGCCGTCGGCGCCGTGCCGAGCGTCGGCGCCGGCGGCGGCGTCGGCGGGTGATTGAGGAGCGCGCGTTCGTGATCGAGCGTGAGCCGCTTGTTCTCGAGCGCGACGGCCTCGCCCTCGCGCGCGGCGAGGAATTCGGCGGCGGCGATCTGCGCGTCGGTGACACTGATCGAGATCGTTTTCATGTTGTCCTCGTTTAGCTGGCCGGCCCGATCGCGCTCGTGTGGAGATTGCCGTTCGCGTCGATCGTGACGTACTTGTCGCCGGCGGCGAACGCCGCGAGGCCCGTTAGTTGCACGGCGCCGCCGAATTTCGAGAGGCCGGCATTGACAAAGATCGCGTATTTGTTCGTGCCGTTTGAGGGCGCGTCCGTGATGTAGAGCGAGGCCGCGGTATCGACCGTATGTCCGTTCAGGGTCACGGTCGCTTGCTGGATCCAGAGATTTGCGGCGACGCCGATATTTCCAGAGAGCGAAAACGACGGGCCAATGAATAGCGCCTGCGCGAACGACCCGCTGCCGCCAGAGAGGCCGGTGAGCGCGATGTCGATATAGAACACGGCGGGATTCGAATGGTTGATCGTGCCGGTGAGGTAGATCGCTTTGTTCGTGAGGACGCTGCTCCCGTTGATCTGTAACCCGTTGCATTGCACGAGATCATCGATCTGCGCCTTGCCGGCGGCGATCCAGAGCGCGCGGCGGTTCGTGCCGGCCGTCGGCGCGCCCTCGATATAGACCGACGTCGCGTTCGTGAGCGTTTGCGCGTTGAGCGTCACGGACGCCGCCGGAATTTGCAGCACGGCGACACTCGTGCTTGCGCCCGCCAGGCTGAACGATGGCGTCAGATAGAACCCCTGGCCGGTCCCGCTGATCCCGGTGAGCGCGGCATCGAAGTACAGGGCGAATGGTCCGGCATGGTTCAAGGTGCCGGTGATCCAGATTGCCTTATTCGTGAGGGCCGCGCTCGCCGTGAGCTTGATCGGCCCGACATCGATCGATGTCGGCGTCGCGCTCGTGCGCGCTTGGATGATCCCGCCGCTCACGGACCAAAGCGGAGCCGACGCGGGATCGCCAAACACGAACCGCGAGGCCCGCACGCCGGTGTAGGCCGTGTCGTCGGCGAGCCGGAAGGCGAATTCCGCGGCCTCGCGCTTGAACGCGGGGAATGTGCTCGACGTGCCGCCGAACATCACGAAGTACGGGCCCGCGGCGACGTGCGTCGTGCGGTTGAATCGGAGGATCTCCGCGCCGGCTGACGCGAGGACGAAATCGTGCACACTCCCGCTACCAATGACGAACTTGGGATCGGTCGCCGCGGGCGAGCTCGCTTGGATACTGCCGTATAGATAGTTGTTCCCTGGAACACTCCCGCACAAGATATCGATCCGGAACCCGTCAGTGGCGCCGACGGCGTTGTTCTCGAGCCGCAGGATCGACGCGACAGAGAACGGCGAATCGTTGATCGTGATCTGCATCGGCGCGCCCGTGAGGCCCGCGGATGGCGTCGCGCCGGCACCGACAATTTGCACGATCGCGGTCGGCGCGGCGGTCCCGAACCCGAACCGATCGGTCGCCGCGTCGAAAAAGAGGGCGGCGTTTTTCTGCGCGTAGGTGCCGCCGGCGTCGGCGTACACAACAGACCCGGCCGTAAATGCCGTGGCCGTGCCGGTGCCGCCCTGGCCGACCGCGATCGTGCCGGCGAGCTTCGACGCCGCGAGGCTCGTGATCCACGCGGGATCGGCATACGCGCCGCTCGTGACGACGACCGGATCCGTGATGCCGTAGCCGGCGAGCGTCGTCGGCGTGCCGGTGATCTTCGCCCACGAGAGCGAGACGACATCGGCGTCGACGATCGCGCCGGCGAGATCGATCTTCGATCCGGCGATCGCGGCGTCGTCGGCGATCTGCGCGTCGGTGATCGTGCCATCCTGAATGTCGACGTCGCCGCGGATCTGCGTCGACATCAGATCCCCCGGTACCGGGTGACGATGATCGAATCGCCGACTTGCGGCGGGATCGTGAACGTGATCTCCCGCGGCCCGGTTTCGGTGTAGTCGACGTCTGGCGTGAGGGCGAGGCCGTTCTTGACGACGTTTAGATCGCCCGGCGCGTAGATGTGCGCCAGGGTAAAGACGTCGTTACTCCCATCGATCACGCCGGCGGGTATTTCGTTGGTGTAGTACGGCACGGGTGGTACCGGGTTCGCCGTCGGCACGAGCCGAACGCGCGTATGTTCCGCCTCGATGCGATCGAACCCGTCGACGGCCCACGCGAGGATCGTGCCGCCGGAGGTGAGCGGCGCGAGCACGATCGAGCCGTGCGGGATCGCGTTCACGTCGGCCGTCGGGATTGCCAGGATGCGCGAGGGTTCGCGGCGCCGGAGTTCGAGGCCCGGCGGGAGCTCGTCGGGTTCCGGCGTGAGCCAGATCCCGCGCGTCTCGATGTCCTCCGACGCGTCGGCCGGCGACACGACGATCGGGATCCCGTGCGCGGCAAAGTTCAGGCCGACGACGAGCGATCGGAGGCTCCCGAGATCCATCGCGCGCCGCCCGCCGGCTTTACGTGTCTTCCTGCGCGAGCCCGCGGGCGAGCAGGATCGTCCCGGTCGTGTCGCTCGCGCCGCCGGCGACCGCCGCGGTCGCGTAGCCGGCGAACAGGTTCCCGGCCGCGCTCGTCGTGAACCGCTTGTTCGCTTCGTCCCAGTAGACGCGGGCGCCTTCGGCCCACGCCTGCGACGGCGCCTTCGCGTGCGTGATCACGCCTTCGACGAGGCCGTTGAAGCGATCGCGGCCGGCCGTCACGTCGGCGGCACTGAGCGTCACGGTCGCGATGACCAGCAGTTCGCCGATCTGGACGCCCACGCCGGACGTGACGCCGCCGCCCGGCGCGGTGAGCTCGATCGATTCCCCCGGCTGAACGAATGTTTTCATGACGCGCGATCTCCTCTGTTACGAACCTGTGACTCCTGGACTCCCGGCCGCCGGCCGCGCGCCGCGATCTAGGTGTTTTCGTCGCCGGCGTTTTTGTAGAGCCCGCGCCAGTCCAGCACCTTCGACGCGAAATCCTCGCGACACTTGATCTCCACGCCGTCGACGTCGAATCCGATCCGCGTTTCGATCGTCGGGCCTTCCTCGCCCTCGAGGTACCCGAATTCGATGATGTCGATCTGCGCGGGATCGGCGCCGAGGTACCACGCGAGCGGCTCGTTGTCGAGCCGCGGCTCCGCGATCGTGGTGAGCTTGCCGGAGAACGGGTTCACCGTCCCGAACGTGTTCGGCGTGATCGCCGTCGTGATCTGATCGGCCTTCGTCTCGAGCGCGGAGCCGACGATCAGATAGCGCGGGACGATGTTGAGCCGCTCGCCGTCGAGTGAAACCTGCTGACGCATCGCGGCGCGCGCGGCGCCGAGCGAATCCACGCTGATCACATCGCCCGACGCGTCGTAGTTCAGGTGTTCGGCGGAGAACAGGAGATTCCCGTCGCCCATCTCCGGGTTGCTCGTGATCTGATCCCACACGAGATCGCTCTCGAGGTTCCGCGCCGCCCGGCCGAACATCGTCGGCACGCGGCCGAACGCGTCGGCGTCGTCGTTGACGAGAGCCTTCCGGGTGATCGCGAACACGCGGCCGTAGGTCGTGAGTTGGTACGTCTCGCGGCCCTCGCCGATGGTGCCGCGCTTGAATTCGCCGTGCTCTTTGACCTCGAGGAGCGCGGGCGCGTCGCCCATCTGCGTCCGGTAGACGGGTTTGAAATCGGGGAGGTTGACCTGCCGCGCGATCGTGCGAAACGTCTGCGGCGCCTCCTCGTACGCCCGGCGGAGCGTCTTGTTCGCGACGTCGGCGAGCAGGAACGCGAAATCGCTCGTCGTGTGGTAGCCGTGGCCGCTCCGCTGATTGAGGCCGAGTGCGGCGGCCGCGAGCTCCATCTTCGACAGGCCCGACGTGCGGATGCCGGCGGCGTGCAGGAACGTTCGCGCCGTGTCGAGGAGCGTGAGGCCGCGGTACGGCCGTCCTTTCTCCGACAGCTTGAACAATTGCGGCGCGATGCGGTGACAGAGCGCTTCCTCGATCCCGCCGCGGACGTGCACGAGCGGATCCTCGCCGGCGACGACGACCGCGCCGGGTTGCGGGCCGCGGTCCTGCGCGTTGCGCGCCTGGAGCTCGACGAACACGAGCCGCGAGACTTCCTCGAGCGGCGTCCGCTTCGAAATGTGTTCGTCGATGAACGTCTGCGGCATCCGGGCGGCGCGGGCCGCCGTGATGATGCCCTCGACGCGCTTGGTTTCCGCGGCGACGGCGCGATCGATATCCGTCAGCTCCGCGGCGCCGGCCGCGGCGGCCGGGCGCGCCGGTTCCGCCGGATGGATGCGGAGCGCGGCGTCGACCGCTTGTTCGACGACGTGTTCGGCGGGAGTGCGAGCGGCATCTTTCACGGCAGGCTCCTTGCGGATGATGAGACAGGAATTGGTCGCGATTTCGTGCGCGCGGACCCGGGCGCCGACATCGGCCGGCATCGGAACCATAGACACTTCGTACGGTTCCCAGTCGACGGCCGTCCGCACCGGGATCGCGCCCGTGTCGTCTTGCTCGAATTTGTGCACGCGATAGCCGACCGAGACGTTCTGAATGACGCGATCTTTGACGTCGCGCCAGATCTCCTCGACGGCCGCGCGCTTCGAAAACCGCACGCGCACGATCGCGTCGCCGCCGTCGATCCGGAACGACCCGGCGACGACGGTCCCGATCTGATCGGTGATACTCCACGCGGAATGTGCGTCGAGGAGCGGCGCCGTGTTGAGTCGGTCGACGCGGATCGCGGATTTCGAGATCTCGAGTTGTTCGAGATACTTCTGATCTTCCCACCAGTCATAGCGTTCAACGGGCGCGCCCGTCGAGAACACGAGCTCGACGGAGCGATCGTCCTCGTTGACGGTTGCGGGATTCGCGCGGGCGAGGATCGAGAGCGGCGGAACGTTGGTCGTGACGGCCGCGCCGGGTTTCATCGTCGGCCAGCATGCGGGAGTCGCCGCGGCCCGGGCAAGACTCTATTGTCGCGAACGATCACGAAAAGCTAGATCACTCGACGGGTTTTCCATAGCGGCGCGCGTCACGGATGCGGATCCGGAGATCGCCGCCCGGGAGCTTATAGGCGCGGAGGGCGCCTTTCCGGATGTCGCGGTAGATCGTTTGCACGCCGACGCCCCATTTCGCCGCGAGCGCCGCCGGGGAGATCGCGGCCTCGAGAAACGGCCCCCCGCGGCGCCGCGGTTCGGCGTCGAGCTCGTCGGGCCAGTGCACGGGACGATCGTCGCCGGCCATCGCGTTATGTATCTTCCTCCGCGAGCGCCTCCGGCGCCGGCGGCGGCGCGGATGCCGGCGCGCCAGGCGTCGCCGATGTACTCTGCGCCATGCCGGCCTGCGTCATGCGCCGCGGATCGCTGTCGAGCACGATGCCGGCCTTGTCGAGCAGCGCGTTCCACGCCTTGATTTCGGCGAGCACCTCGAGCGGATCGAGGCCGCGGCCGCGGAGCTCCTCCTGCATCGTCGTGATCCCGGCGCGGACGTTCCGCATGATCGCGAGCCCCTCAGCCGAGGGATCGATGAACGGGAGCGGCGGCGGCGTCCATGCGACGTCGGGCACCTCCGGCCGCGTGAGGAGGCCGGCGATCGCCGCGGCCTCCATCGCCCACCGCCAGGCGGGATCGCAGAACCCCGGGATGACGATCCGCCAGCGCCAATCGTCGACGTCGGGTTGATGCGCGAGGCGCGACATCCGCGCCGCCGAAAACGA